TTTGTTTCCCGATCTAGGTTTTTTGCTGGATCAGTATAAGCTTTAAACCGTGCTAACTTCTCTTCCATATTTGTTTCCTATTGAAAAAAAAGGGAGCACCCAAGTTAAAGGGTACTCCCTAAGAGTTGCTTGATCTAATCCTACAAAGGAGCAATCAAGGCGACAGCACACGCAGGGCGCAACACGTTGTGTCCCATTGCATACTTAGATACCATCAATGTACCTTGTCTGTTGATCTGGTACTCAGACTCAACGGAAAGATCCATTAACTTACAGGTAGCGACTGCATCTTTAGTCATTACTAAACCAATAACTCGGTTGGCTGCTGCTGACAGTCTTAAGGTCTTTCTTGCAGTAGCGTTTGCACCTATGTTATTAATTTCAGTAGTTAACCAAGCATTATGGTCATTAGAAGGTACGTCATACTGAGTAGTACGTCCTGAACCAACATTAGCCGCTAGAGGTTGATCTGAACCCCAATCTGGATTAGGTGAAGTCTTATGTTGACCTACGTTATTTGCAATCGTCCATAAAGACGGAACCCAAGTTCCTGACCCATCAAATGAACCTAAATGATTTGTCACATGAAGAGGCATACCTAAGATTGTAGGTACTGCTCCAGCGGCAACACTACCACTTCCACCGAGATCACGATTGAAGATAACTAGATCATTCAAGTTATTTGATCCAGAGACATTAAACATATCGAAATATGAGTCGTTGTTTAATACAACAAAAGGATCTCCGGGTACATCAGCATTACTAAGGATACGTTTAGCATCCATAATTGCTTGTGTTAGGTACTTAGCATTACGACCATTCGCTACATCTGAACTTGTACCAGCAGTAGCACCTACAACTACATTGTGAGTAAAGTCTTCATCATCAAAAGTAGAATAATCTTGAATCATACCTGCTGCAACACCTGCATCAAGACCGGCCATAGTAGCGTTTTCGCACAAAGCTGCCTTAATAGCGAGTCGAAGGATATTTTGGTCGGCAACTTTACCGAGTCCAAATCCTGCTTCTTGGGTATATACTGAGCGTATGTCGTAGTGTGACATAGCTTCGTCAATGTTCGGTACAAACTGAGCATTAACTAAGAGGTCGTCAACTGAGACAATCCGTTCACCTTGCTTTGAAGCTGTTGGAACTATCTCTGCTCCCGGTGTATGGTAAGACGCATCACGGTACTTACCAGTCATCGGAAACTGTGCTGACTTACCTTTAGAGATCGTGCGAACACGATGTAAAGGCATCATTATATTCTTAGACTGGAAAGCTGTAAGCACCTCTCCTGCATACAACTTCAGAAATAACGCCCGTGCATCTGCACCAGCATTATTAACACCAGACCTATGAATAGCACTGTAATTAGTAGCCATTTTGTTTTTCCTTGATTAAGGGTTATTGTTAGTAACTCAGAAATCTCAGTCTCACAAAGGTCAGTCCAAAGTTATCCCACGCATGGGGCAGAGTCTTACTGTTTGGTTTTGTCTTTGATTCTTTGTTAAAGAACGGTAGAGTTATTCAACCGTCCTGCGACCTGTGCTCTATAAGCAGGGTCTTTTTCATACCTCGGATCACTCATTGCCGAAGTAATTTGAGCTAGTGATTCATAACGTGGTTCGATTGACACATTAGTATCACCAGTCATTAATGAAGGCATCGCACCTTCAGATTGTAAATATCGTGCATATAGACCTGCGACTGCTAATTCTGCTGTAGCATCTAAGTTGTCTATCTGTTTATTAAAAGCTTCTGCTTCAGTTGGGTGAAGGTTATCATCAGCCCATTGTAGCATCTGGTTGTAGGATTCAACACCTCCAGCTAAACTATATAACTGGTCTATATTTTGTTCAGCTTTAGCTTCCTGACCCTCAATCCAAGTGTCTACCATCCCACGTTGTATCCCAACCTCTTCAAGTGCTCCGTAAGCTTCTTCAGATAGACCTCCAGTTTCATTCATTTCATCTTGGAATGTTTGGAAGTCTAAACCTCTTTCTTCAAGTAGTTGGTATACTTGTGATGTAGACTGTGCTTGTATCTCCTGATTTTCTTGAGCTTGTGCTTCAGCCGTCTGGTACTGTTCTACTTCTTCTTGTCTACTTGATAGCTTTTGCTCTAAACTTTTGTATGCTTGTGCCATTTCTTGAGGGGAACCAAATTTATCTGGTAACCACTCAGGTCTATCCCGTACTCCTGCGGTTGGAGCTTCGTCTGTAAATCCTCCATCACTAACTTCAATAGGTGTTTCTACCTTTGCTAACATTTCATGTACATGATCGGGAGATCCAGCAGGAGTTGATCCCTCACCTTGATATGTATTTATAGATTCTGTTGCCATATATCCTTTATAGTGTGTGATTATGCGTTTCCACCCATTTGTTGAGCCATTGCTTGCTGGATGATTTCAGCCATTTCAGGATTGTCCTTCATACCATCAGCCATTCCTTTAGCAACTGGTGGTACTGCTCCTTTAACAACATCACTCATCATTTGAGCTTGTTGAGCTTCTTTCATCTGAGCTACTTCTGCTTCTTGTGCTTGGGCTTGTTCTTGTTGTATCTGTTCTTCTGACTTTATTAGTCCTCCTGTATCTATACCAAGGGAAGCACCTAGTCTATCCATGTAGTCATCTACATTAAGCTTCTGAGCTATTACTTCTGGGCCTAGTGGAGCTAGGTATTCTAGAAACTGTGCTAGTTTGGTTAGGTCTTGACCTCTTCCTAGAGCTTCTAATCCAGTTACGACTTGAGGCTTAACTTTCCCTTTAGGGAAGTCAGGCATTTTACCGCTTTTGATTAGTTTCTGGAGTATGAGGTTTATAAGAGGAAGCTGGAATTCTTGAGAAAGAACAGAATAGACACCACCTAGAGCACTCTCTAGTTCCTGTGCCATGAAGCGCACTTCTTCTGCTGTAACTCTTTCAGCATTTCTTTGTACTGATGAATTGAGTAGGAAAGCCGCAGATAACCTATCTCTAATTGAACTCATAGTTTCTAAAGCAACTCTAAAGTCGTTAAACTTATCAAGTTGTAGCGTAGAAACATCATTTGCATCACCTTGTACTATCGCACCAGTAGGTGCTTCTGCTACTGTTTTAATTCTTGTAGTACCATTAGGTCTTACTAAGAATAGGACTTTAGCCGCAGCCGCAGATCCTTCTACAATAGCCTGTGTCAAGGCTTCAAGAGAACGAAGGTCGCCTAAGTATTCTTCAACGAGTCCTCGTCCGTAGGACTCTCCATCTACTCTACTAAACCGTAGTGCAATGAAGGGGTTCTTATCAATCTTATATTTTCCGTAGGATTCAGGTATAGGTGTTGTTCCTATTTCCTGATGTATGTGCCAGTATTTCTCTTTGTTACATATGTATGTATATAGCTCATAGGGCTTATCAGGAGTTTCAGGGGTTAACTCCTCTGGTGAGGGAAGCCCTAGAGCCAATCTAGCTTCTGGAGATACAGTCTTAGCACTAAGTGTTTCCTTTGTTATCAAGTATAGTAGGTTCCCCATAGGGTCACGCTTGCATACGTATCTATCCAAGTGGAATACTCTCATACCACCTTTTTCAGGTAGATACAGTAAGCAGTTACCTGTGACAATCAAATGTTTTAATGCTTCAAACACAGGTACACGATATGCACTAGTCTCTATCTCACCCATAGCCGATCTTTCGATACGTGAGAATCCCTCTTCTACTGCACCACGTTGGTCAGCATTTCCTGCTAACTCTGCTAAGTCAAAGTCGTCAATCGTAAGTCTAAAGAAAGGTGAATTAGGTGGGAGTAATGTAAGTAGAAGTTTACTAGCTAAATGGTTAACACCTCTGGAACCTATGCTTTGAAAGGGGGTTTTGAAGACTGTAGAAAAGTTTGATCCTGAGTCTGTTAGAAGTGAAGGTATAGTTAGTTTAGCACACTCCCGACCTCTATTGAGGTATGTCTCACGTTCCCCATAGGATCTCTCATACAAACTAGCTAGTTGACCAATGGGTAACTTTTCTACTTTGTTTTTCATTGAACCCTAACTTTAAGTTTATCTTTACCTGTGTTACTTCTCTTTCTTTTACCTTTACCTAACTGAGCTTTGGAACCGTACTTACCACTCTTTTCACTTACTTCTGTACCAGAACCCATTGCCGCTTGACTTGCACCTGTACCGCCACCACCAGTTTCTTCTTTTGGCCCTTTTCCTCTAGCTTGATCCCATCCCATTTTTAAAGTGTCTGCCGCTTCATGTAAGAAAGCTCTACCTGCGTCTGTTGCAGTGTGGACAGCAGCTCTAGCCGCATCCGTTCCTGTGTGGACAGCGGTTTTAGCCGCATCTGTTCCTGTGGCTATACCTGTTTTACCTGCGGTTGTTATTCCTTGTACGTTACCTTTTGCTGTGGAAGTCATAGAAGCAAGATTCTTCTTACCTTGATCTAAAGCTTTTCCTAAAGTACCCCCAATTTTGAGGTTTTGTTTTGTAATCCCAGTCTTCTCAATACCTTCTTTAGCGGCACTGGTAGTTGACATAACTTTTTCTTTAGCGGCTGTAGTAGTAGAAGCAACCTTCTTCTTTGCCGCAGTAGTAGTTGAGGCTACTTTCTCCTTTGCCGCTGTAGTAGTAGAAGCAACCTTCTTCTTAGCGGCTGTAGTAGTTGAGGCTACTTTCTTCTTTGCTGCTGTAGTAGTAGACTCTGCCTTCTTTGCAACTTTCTTTACTGATTTTGTTGCTTTCTTTGCAATTTTTCCAAGAGTGCCACCACCACCGCCCCCACCTCCGAGAAGAGTAAGTTCCCCTTCATAGTCAAAAGATTTTGATGAGGTTTGGACTAGTTTATCGTTTAACCATTCGTAATTTACTTCTGTGTATATTTTCATAATTAGTTTATAGGGGAAAGTAGAATTGGTAGCGAGTGTGTACCTTAGACCATTCTTGAGTTTTCTTAGCCATTTCAGCAAAGTATTCTAAATCACTATAGCAAATCATACCTAAACAAGAATTACTTCTTGCAAATTCTGATATAACACTATAACAATCAAACCAAATTTGTTCTAGCTTGTCTTTGTCAACATCTTTAGTGCGAGTTCCAGAGAATAGTACTAAAGTTTTTCGATCTGTTAAGTCACATACCTGTAGTTGAGTTAGAAAAATATAATCGTCTTCTCCTTTAGACCATAGGTGCATGGTACTATTAAAAGGATTCATTAATCTTCCGTATATCTCTTTAATCCCTTGTTCTGAACCGTTATCCGTGAAGATCATCCCACCTTCAGAGGAAGTGAAGGCAACTTTAATTTGTTCTTTATAGAATTTCCAATTCTCTTTTATCTTTCTTTGACTTACTTGTTTTAACATGTCGTCAAATCCCCTTTATTTATTAAGTTTATTTTTTAGCGTAAAATTGAGCTTTACTTCCACCAGTACCTTCCCCACTCTTCTTCTTAGCTTTACTTTTTGACTGGCTAGACTTTTCGGAGGAAGACTTAGAGTAGTTTGCACTAGCAGTGTCGCTAACTGTTGAGTCCTGATTCTGTGGTTTACCCATACCCATAAGACTTGAGGCCGCATCCCCCCATCTTCCAAGTTCGTCACCTATAACTCTACCCATGCTATCTAGGTTTCTTACACCACCTTCAAATTGTTCCATAGCTTTACCGGATATATTAGTATCTTCTATTCGGCCTTTTTCTGCTTCCATACGTCTTGCATATTCTTTTGCAGAACTTCTTGTGTCGTCTACAACCTTATCTCTAGCTTCATAAACTCCTGCTGTACACATTATAAACTCCTTTTATACCACATTCAATCCCCCACCTCTATAATTTTTACTTCCGACTGATTTAGATGAGCCTTTACTTTTCTTCCTGTACTTCTTCCTGTTTTTTGTAGCTGAGTCAGGTGCATCATTCATCTCAAATTCTGCGGCATCTACTTCTGGCTCATCCCTCATAGCTGGAGGAGGTGGTTGAGGAGGCATCACAATTTTAGGCATTGCTGGTGGTTTCCCTATGCACATTGTCATCCTCATAAATTTGTTTAAGTCTGTCCACCACAGACATTTGACCTTGTAAAAACAGTAATTCTAGTTCAGTTGTTCCTTTAGGTGGAAGTACATTAGGAAACATCTCTTCAAGGTATTGAATTAATTCTTTAGATACTAAGTTATAGTCCATAAATGTCCTTATATTTCACAACTTCCAGCAGTACATGCTAGTTCTTGTGATGATGTAGTATTATCTAGTAGTTCGTATTCAGTTAGTTTACTCCAGTCTATAGTAGGCATACCAACACTTAACGAGGTGAATTCATCTTTATCACACTCAGTATAAGGTGCTTGTTTATACACAAAATCTGAGTAAGGTAAGAAGGATACACCAGAAATGTCATCAAAATTGTTAAACACAAATGTACCTACCTCAAGCCACTCTTCTTCTTTAACTGATATAGTCTGACTCACCTTATGTTCAGCCCAAAACTTAGAGTAGGTTCTATGGAGTTCCAACTGTTCGATAGCAGAGAGATCCTTACGTGTTAGCGATGACTTAGGGGATCGCATGGGGAATGAGAAGACCTTTACGTTACTTGGGTTAGTAGCGTCAGGTTCGCAAGGTACTCCGCTATCAATCAGAAGGTTACACAGGGGATCTTTTACATCTGCTCTAATTGTTCTGATGTAATAAGGACTGTGGCGTGTGTGGATTCCAGAAGCGGAGTCAACAAGTTGGCTCACTGTTCCAGAAGGTTTAACACATGTTATACTAGCAGACTTGGATATACCAAGCTGGTCAGCATAAGCAGCATTAGTCTTTATAGTTCTAGTTTTTAAATCAGTTAGTAGGGTTGGTAAATCTTTTTTACCAGTCCCATTAGTTAGTGGGGAATCCATTATACCAGTCAGGGACACCCCTAGTAATCTCTCCTCTTCACAGTTAGTCTTCCACTTACTTCCTAAATACCTGAAGTTAGTCAGAGTAGACTGCCATGTACCGAGTATTGTAGCTAGTTCTACTTTATTTTGTAGGGATTCTACTGTATCATCTGCTCGTATTACCGCCTCAGTGAGGTTACAAAACTCACGAGGTCTTAAGATTATCTCAGAACATGGGTTAGTTCCAAAGTCAGACTGAGGTTTTCTTCTAGTTTCTGATTTATTTAAACTAATTACATGTCTCTCTGCATTTGCACTACTAAATATACCTCGTTCTCCAGACTTTGAGTTGTAAAGGGCTTGCCACTCTTTAAGGAATGTGCCTACATCTGGATTACTATGGTAGTTTGCAGAGTTATTAGCTAACGCTCTCTGTGGTTCTCTGTGCCACCACTCTCCTGACTTACAGGCTCTCATTTGTTCATCACCTATATCACTAAGAGATAGTAAAGCACTCCTCCTTACTCCACCTACGACAACTACTTGTGCTGTCTTACAAACTATATCGTGACATTGTAGTGGCGTTAGTTTGGTTCCTGTAGCCTCTTTAAAGGTACGTACTGTGAATCTAAATAAATCTTCTAAAGGTTCAGGGCCACTTGCTCTACCACCGAAAGTTTTCAAAGGTGAACCAGCTTTTCTAACTCCTTCTGTACTCCATTTGGGAACCAAACCTGAGTAGAGTAATGAGATAAGCTCTCTAAAAGCTTTTGCCCATCCTAGTTTTGAATCCCTGACTACAATAACTGTGTCAGTCTCGTGTAGTTTGTCTGGTACAAAAGGAAGTAAACTTGTATGTTTGAACTCGACTGAGAACCCAACTCCTGTACCATTCATAAGTACGTAGAGTAGTTCATCAAATGAACGAGGTGTGTCGATAGGTAGGTAAGCACAGTTGTATCCTGCAATGTTTTCCTTCTCTAGTGCTAGTCCTGCTGTCATTAAACATCTCATACTAGGCATTATATCTAGTGAGAGTACAGCTTTTTTCAATCCTTTCTCTAACTCTTTAGGTACTTTATAGTTATGGTTTTCTTTAAGATGTTTTCTAAAGAAGTCGAAGTATCTATCTACTGTTTCATCCCATGTCTCCCTTCGCTTCTTTTTATAGTCCCATCGTGAGTATCTTGAGAGGTGTATGTACTGTTGATATTGTGTTGGTAATGTGTTACTCATGTTTTTTCTACCTCTCTTTCAATAAGTTTTTCTAAATATGTTCTAGCTTTTAGTAAGTCATTTACTCCACCCTTATGTGGATAACGAGAAACGTACTTGATTATATTCCCCTCTAAAAAATCTAATTCGTTAGCAGTTATATACTCAAGTGGTTGTATACCAAACCCCACCTTATCATAATGCTTTGGGTTGGTTACCTCCTCATCCTCATATAAGTTACGTACAGTGTCATCAAAGAATTTATCTGACTCAGTTACTCCATCTACAAAAACATAACTCTGAGTTTGTGCATCCCATTGTTGACATGGTTTAGAAGACTTAGGTACATTCCGTAAGATGTTCTTAATATTGTCTTGGTCGTCTCTTCCAAACCCTTCCTTTGAACTACACCTCTCATCTAATCCGTGTGACCTTTGTTCTCTCTGTTTCTGAGATTCCTTCCTTTCTCTCTCATCTAAACTATAGTTAGTCATGCTGTCTCCTTTATTGGTGGTTCCCAAAGTGTAGGGTACTTATCTATCCCATTAAACTGTTCCTTTTGTAGTATGTATGCCATACGAGCCTGAGTAACAACATCCTCTTTAGAGTATCCCTTTTCATTGTAGGTCTTTAATACTGTCTCCCATCTACCCTTTTTCTTCTTATCCACATCGTCTAGGATTCTAGTTGCAGAGACTTTACCAATTCCAGCACATCCAGAGTAACCATCTACAGCATCACCTGTTAGTGTCTGCATTAGAAAGTTTCTTTCTGCTGTACTCGTACTTAAATCAAATATCTGCTCAGTTTGAAAGTCCCAATGCTTACCCGGAATAGTGAGTAGATCTTTGTCTGCTGATACTATGCAAGTATCTTCAGGATTTTGTGTACATAAGATACCAAGAAGATCATCCGCCTCTAACCACTTAGACATAGTAGAGTCATAGTTTTCTGATAGGTATTCTCTTGAAGGTATATAACAAACAGGTTTTCTTGTACCTACTCTTTTAGATTTATACTCAGGATTGATGTCTTTCCTAAAGTTTAAATGTGAACTCAGACAGATCATAACAGAGTCTGCACCTGACTTCTTTTGTAGTTCTGATATTTCATTATCCATAAGTTTCTTTACGTCTTTGAAATCACAGTGTAAAGTCCAAATATCATCTCCCCAATCTACTTCTTTTTCAGCAACAAGACAACTTTTATAAACTAAAATATCTCCGTCTATAAGTAACTTCATAATCCCCTTTATTTTAATGTGTTTCAGCCCAATTAGAACCAAAGTTATACTCACCTGTTAATGGTACGTTTAGATTCAGAAGGTTTCCTGCTATAGTTATTGCTTCAACAGCTATTCTACCTACTTCATCCTCAATACCTTTCTTTACAAGTACTTGAATCTCATCATGTACAAACGCTACCTGTTTATAATCTGTTCCTTCTACAAAACCAGCTTTCTCCATACACTTGTGAAACTCTACTACCCATTTCTTACATATGATAGCACCAGCAGATTGACACAGCGTATTAAGTGACGAGTGTACCGACCTAACTGGTACTTTCCTACCATCTAAACCAAACAGAAAACCATTCTCTGCTTTAGTAAACACTTTCTGTCTTAACTTCTTGAACGCTGGAACTTTCTTAAAAAATAAATCCTTAAGTTTCTTACCTTCTCTTGCATCCTTGCCAACAATCTGTCCCAATTTAGCGTCCCCCGCACCATAAAGTAGTCCGTAAATAAAAGTTTTAGCTTGATCTCTAGTAGGGAGGTTAGTAGCCACTCTGTTAGCCTCGTGTATGTCTCCTTCAACAACAGTTTTAGCATAATTACCGTTATCAAAACTTGCAAGATAGTGAGACACAACCCTAATCTCAAGACCTGAAACATCACAGCCGAGTAAGCTAAAACCTTTTGGTGCATAGAATAACTCTCTACATTCTTTTCCGTAGAACCCTTTGACACTAGGAACTTGACCAATGTTAGGGTGTGAGTGAGAGCATCTACTTGAGACTGAACCCATTGTATTGACTGATCCGTGTATCTTTCCGTCTTTCTCGTGATATAACCAAGCATGTTTCCCCTCTGATAGTTGTGCTATTAGTTTGTTAACCCTAAAGGCTTCTGCCATTAGTTGAGCTTCTGGATACGGTAACTTAGCTAGTACATTCTCGTCAATCTTAGGTTCCTCTGTAGGAGTGAACTCTGTAGGTTCCCACCCATGAATATCGTGTAGTCTCTTTGCTATATGCTTACGAGAGTTAGGGTTAAAAGTAATAACTTTCTCTTTTATAAAAGGTACTCCTTTTACGTACCCTCTAGACTTATTATTTACCTTTGGAATAAATGTCTCCGATTCTGTCCAGTTACCAAATGCTTCTTTAAGTTCTTTCTGGAGTACACTCCTCTTTTCAGCTAAGACAGCGTACAATCTAGAAGCTTTCCTAATGTCAAATGGGAAACCATTTTCTGTTTGCTTCAAACAAATCTTATGTATATCGTGCTCAAGTTTAATAGATTCGTCTGAGAAACCTGCTTCCATTAGTTTACGGTAGAGTAGGTAGTTAAGTTCAACATCATTCTCACAGTAAATTACCATCTCAGGACTGAACTCTTTGAAGTCTGTAAAGTCTCCCTTTTGTAGCCCTAACCTTTGACCCCACGATTTAAGTGAGTGTCTACCATACATATCCTTGTCTATTGAGTTGTTCTTTGAGTCTCTTACTGCTCTATCGGGATAAATAAGCTTAGACATGACAAGAGTATCGACAATTTCTTGACTAGGATTAGGTTCCCATTTGTAAAACTTTTTTAGAATTGGTAAGTCAAAAGATATAATGTTGTGTCCTATAATCCGGTCATAATTTTTTAGGCAAAATAGTCCGTCTATTGTCTTCTCTCCTGTGAAAGAAGTCATAACATCCTTTTCTACATCATACACAACTATACAGTGTACTTTAGTAAAGTCTTCTATCAGTCCATCTGTTTCTATATCAAATACACAACTTGTCATACTCCCCTCTTTAGTTAAAATGTCGTACTGTCTCCTGACCACTCTTGACCACTCTCGTCCTCAAATGGTAACTCATCTTCTTCATACGGAGTCTCAGTTAGTCTTCCTGTTTCGTGGTTATAGTCTAACTCACATGCTATACCTGTTTCTCCTGTCCATCTGTTTTTTAGAACCCTAACTGTAGTACGGTCAGGATTCTCACCTTGTTGATCCCTCTCACAACCGAGAACAATATCAGATAGTTGTCCTATTGCGGCAGAACCCCTCAATTGTGCCATACTAGTTTGAGCACCATCTTCATGTCCTTTATTACCTTGTGGTCTCTTAAGATGAGATACAAGTATAAGTCCACAGTTCACTTCTTCTACTAAACCTCTGAGTTTAGTCATTAAGTTATCAATAGTCCTTCTCTCGTCCCCTTCTTCGATACCTGAGACAACAATAGAGAGGTGATCCAGTACTATGAAGCTACATCCACATGCTGTAACCATGTATCTAATCTTGGATAGAAGGTTGTCACTCTCAAGTGAACCCCAATGGTCATACATGAATATATTTCCAGTATTCAAGGTATTGTCGAATGCTTCCTTAAATTCTTCATCTGTGACCTCTACAGTACCTAGATGTAATGGTTTATTTAGGTGTAGTCCCATAAAACCAAGTCCAGTACGTTTGTTCGACTCTTCTAGTGCTATGTAACCTATTGTTTCCTCTTGATTTAGGATGTGGTTAGCAATCTCACGACATACTTGTGACTTGCCTATACCTGCTCCTGCTGTGATTGTAACTATCTCACCTTTTCGCATACCTAGAGTCTTTTTATTAACTCCTTCGTAAGGATAAGAGCAGGATGCCATTGAATCCTCTGCACTAACTATGTCCCATAAGTCTTTACCATTTATAATACCATCGGGACGGTAAACTTGTGCTTGCCAAATGCAATCCACTAGTTCTTTGAGTCTACCACTCTTAAGCATCTCATTTGCATCCTTTAATGGTAACTTTGCTATCTTAGCTTTACCCGGAGGTAAGACTTGAGCACACTCTTTAGAAGCTTTAATACCCGGCTCATCGCTATCAAAACAGAATATGACCTCATCATACCCATTAAGAAGTTCTATGCTGTTACGGATAGCTTTTGAGGCTCCTGCTGACCCATTTGGGATAGAGTAAACAGGCCATCTATTACCTTGAGACTGAGAAACTGATAAAGCATCAATTTCACCTTCACATATTATAGCTTTCTTACCTGTTCCAGACCATAGATGTTGTCCGTATAGTCCAGCTTCCTTTATGTTCCCTCTAACATGGAAGTCTTTATTCTTAAAACGAATCTTTTGTGCTATACGAGTACCACTTGAATCTTTATAGTTAGCAACTTGAACAGGTTGACCTGCTACACTACCTATTCTATAGTCCCACTTCCTACAAGTTTCTTCTGTGATCCCTCTAGTACTAAGATTTGCTATCTCACCTTCAACAAAATCCATATTTTTATCTCCCCTTTGTATTACTACTTTCTGTTCACCGTCTTTAGGCTTTTCTCTGTAGTTACAGCCAAAGCAAAAGGCGTGTCCATCATCGTAACGTGCTAGATTATCTCGTGAACCACAGTCAGGACACGGTTCATGCTGTATAAACTCGCTATCCTCATGTGTGTGATCCATCAGTACTCCAGCTTTTCTTACCATCTTTACTATCTATAGTAATAGAACCTACATAAGTAAATCCGATAGTATTTAAAAATGTATGAAAATTATCTAGAGCATCCTGTACTGAGTAACCTTCAAAAGACATCTGAGTCTCTTTAGTGGTGACCTTTCTCCACTCATCACAAGCTTTATAAGTGAATCCGTAATACTCTTTTATTTCATCTCTATCTGGAATATCTAAAACTTCTTCCATATCTTCTTTAGTTACCATTGCTTCCCCTATTAAGTTTTAATTCAAATACTTGTCCTAACTAATGCGATTGCACCTGTAAACCATTCACTTACATTGAATGAAGGACACTCACCACTGTCAACATCTCTATGTCCTACTATTTTAGCCTTAGTATATACATACTTAAGTGTATTAAGTAAGAAAAACAGAGACTTAAACTGTTCTTTCGTATAGTCTGGAGCAACTACACCTCTAGTATTAAGACCACCTACAATACATATACCAATAGATTCATGGTCATGACTCTGTAGGTGTGCTCCAATCTCATTAAAAGGTCTACCTAAGTCGATAGTTCCATCCCTTTTTACTACACAATGGTAACCGATCTTAAGTAGTCCCTTCTTTCTATGTTTTTCATCTATATCTCTTGCACTCAAGTCTACATTAGGTTTCGTATTAGTAGAATGAATTATTATGTAATTAGTTTCTTTTCTTCTTGACATGTTCTATCCATTCTATAGGCACACTCTCTTGTGCATACTGAAAATTATATCTCTCACACCACTTAGCACATGTTAGCTTAGAGCCTTGTACACGACTGTTAATGTTAGAGAAAACGAATCTTATATCTAACTCAGGGTGTTGCTTCTTTATTTCTCTATGTTTCCTCTGGTGTTCTTTCCTAAAGAATCCTTTTGCTTCAATAATAACTCCATTATCTAACACAAAATCTGGAGTATAGTTATAAGCTATAGTGTAAGAAACGGATAATGGCTCGTACTTAAATTTACACTTTTGGTTTGTTAAGTCGTCCGCTATCCGTTTCTCTAAACCAGATCTAAAAGTCACCGGATTTTTCCTCTGTACTCGTAAAAGCATCCCCTTCATCTACAAATGTGGGAGTCACTTCCGAGATCGCATCGTATCCCTCTTCTACTCCAAAGACATCTTCATTTGGTGTGTATTCAATAAGGTTGAGTACTTGTACCATACGAAGGCGTAACTGTACACCTAACGACTGACCGTGAAGGTATGGAGCAATTTCATAAGCTACCTTACCTGTTGATCCATTAGATATTTTTATATTATTAGGAATAGGTGCTTTATTCGGCCCCACTACTACTGGTTTTTGAGTAAATGCTTCACCACTTTTACTGTTCACTCCCGATGCTTTAAGTTTGAAGTGAAACATAGTACCGATCTCCATACCTGCTTCATCGGTTTTACTTTTGTATGGGAGCCACTCTTTCCATCCTCCTTTAGGATTCTCAGAGAGACACCTCTCTTTCCAAGAGTTGTGAGCATTGTCTACCATCTCCTGAAAATCCTCTGCTTCCTTATCTTTTAAGATAAGTTTTACATGATACAGACCTTCTGCTTTATGCTTTGTATCTGCAACTAATATGTGAGGGTACTCAAATTCACCAACTGGTGTTACTTGATACTTTCCTGCCATATCACTCCTTTTTATGTGTGTGTGTTACTAAAAGTTATGGTCATTACAAGAATGTCCACATATTACGAGAAGAAGTATTTAGAGTCTAAGACTCCTGTAATATCTAGTTCTCCTCTTGATGGTGGTTCCTCTAGATCTGGAATAACATCCACCACGTTTTCATAGAACTCATCCAGTACATCTGTTTTAGAATACATTTCCACAAATGATTCTCTAATAGCGTCTGCTAGTCGTGGTACAAAGTGTGCGTGTACCCCAAATGAGTCATGAACTACTGAGTAATCGTGTATCCCATCCTTTATACATCTGTTAATAGTTAGTGTTAATGCAGTTGCATCCATACTATGTACAAAGTTTGGAGATACACCATTAATTGTTCTTCTCCTATCTATCTTGGTAGTTTCCTCTAAAATTGTAGGTTTTATCAGTACGTTATCTATATGTGTGGTAATCCTCTTAGACTTCATACTTGAGTATATCTGCTGAACCACAAATTTAGAAGGTGTCTCCCATGTTATAGGAAGGTTTTTACTCGCCATTTTTCTACCAATCTCCTGTAGCCACGACATAGCTTCACGAGCTTTGATAACTACTTCACTAATAGCATCCCAAACATGTTTTGAGAGGTATAGAGAACCTTCATAGATATGGTCACCAAATGGGTTAGTCTTGTCTAACAGAATTCTTTCATTCATAGCGTCTTCTACGTACTCTCTACAGCTAAATCGTGTACCTCCGTATGGTACTACCATAACAGGTCTCTTAGTAATCTTACGGTCTATTCCAAAGGTTAACCACTCTTTTGAGTATGGTTCTCCTGACTTAGCATCATCCTCCACCTTCTCTTTTACTACATCTGCAACCATTTGGTAAATATCTTGTGGTACTAGCTCAGGTGTAAGGTTGGTGGCTTTCCCACCTATAGTATCTCTAAGCATAGCTGAGAAGTGCTGTAGCCCATTATTTGACCCATCAAGACATACAGGAAGTTTAGACATGTAGCCATAACCTTCGTCACTAAATTCAGCCCACTCAAAGCACCAAGCCAAGAAAGTCCAAGGTTCATCAGCTTTAGTCCACCACCTGAAATTAAAAGGATCTTTTGCAGACCCTTTGATGTTCTCAGTATTCTCTAGTACCCACTCTACCCTATCATGGAAGGATACTTTATCGTAGCCAAATGAGTTTGCCCCATGTACAGCAAAGTAATCCCTCTGTTCCTCACTATTGATAGGAAATTCATCCGAAAACTGTAGTAAAGCTTT